GATATTTTGCAACTAATCGATATGGTGTCGTGGTAACATCTATAATAGATAATGCTGAATAATCACCACCAACACCTTTAGATGTATCTACTGTCATAATGTAAATATGATCTTTTTCAGTCATTTCATAGACATCTAATCCATCTTTAGTATATACCGGATGAATGAAGGACATTTTGCCCATTACATCAGGTCGGATCAAGGTGGCCGATGATCCCAAAAATTCACAGTTTTTCGACAAAAACCGACCGTCATTATAATACACATTGCCATTACCAACATCTAATGGATCATAAACAATGTAATCATTATATTCAATAATATCTATAATTGATTTATTGAATATAGTATCACCAACTTTAAGTGTCCATGCAACAATATGATTGGGATTTATGAATACATGATCAGGAGTACAAATAATATTGGTCTGATCATCAAAACGTAATTGTAACGCTTTATCAACAGATCGTTTAACAATTCCAGAAAAATCTTGGAATCCAGTAGGTGTTAATATTTCAAAACGAGAATTAAATTTATTCACAATAAAGAATAAGCTTCTTCTATAGTCATTTCAAAAATTTCATTGGTTTCTTTATCACGTAATTTAATTTTCGCTTCTCCACCTAAACAAGACACCTCTTGATTATATTTAAGTTCACCTAGTAATCTTAACTGTTCTTTAGCCCAATCTTCATCTCTACCCGGAACTTTCCAATATGGGGCAAAAAATGGAACAAAATCATTTCGATCATTTTTGGCATCATTCCAGAATTTCCAGAAATGATTGTATCCTAACGGAGTAGAAATCATGATAATTTTAGTAGTCTTACCAGAAGAAATTACTGGATAAGTAGATGCAAAAAATTCATCCGCAATATTATTGGGAATTATGGCAACTTCATCAACCACCAACATATTGCAATTGTGGTTGATAACACCATTAGCATAATAATTATGACAATTACCAACATTCAAAAAATCATATACTTGTGTTTCTGAATGTTCTTTAATATCAACAATCATTTTATCGGAAAGTATATCTCCAATATATAAATTTTCAGCAACATCCCAATATGAATTTTCAATAAAAAATTGATGGTCGGGAGTACAAACAATATTGGTATTATCATCAAAAAATATTTTTAATGTTGGTCTAACTCCTTGATCTAAAATATCTTCAAAATCAACAAAACCATCGGTAGATAAAATTTTCATACTTTTTTCTTTTTTGGTGGACCTTGTTTCCACCAACCATCGGGTTCACTACCTTCAACAAACATTTTATATTCTGTTCCGTTTGTATAACTTTTTTTCCCCACATTATACCCAGAAAATTCTGTGGTATATTCATTTGGTATTTCTTCATCGGGATCAAAATATTTAATTATACCAGTTTCTTTGTGTGTAGCTAATCTTTTGCCTTTTACGCTACTAACAGAACCTTTTTTGCTATCACTAATATTTTTACACGCTTCTGGACTGCGTTTCATTCCACGATGTTTAGCAGCAGTTTTAGCTATTTTTTCGGGATTTTTATTGATATTTTCCATACGAAGAGCATGAATTTCTGGATTATTTTCTCTCCATAATTTTGCTGCTAATACTCGTTTTTCAACATGTTCTTCGCTTTGTTTAACATTTAATCGTCGTTCTGACATTTTTCTAGAAATTTCTTTTTTCCTTTCTTCTTCAGTATCCAACCAATGTAAATATTTTGTATAGCGAGTTATTGCAAGTTCATTCCGTTTGTTGTCAAGAATTTTAATTTTTCCTTCATAGCACAATCTGTAAATAAACATTCTAATACATTTTGATGGTGTAGTAGAAAAATTGAATTCTGGACTATTTTCAAAATCAAAATGTTCACATAGTTCTTTATATCTTTTATATTCAATTTCAGTTTCAACACATATCATTTTGAATTGGTATGTGGGCAATCCATTTTTATTTCTAGTTTCTTGTATTTTACTTAAACTTTCTGGGGTGTGTTTTCTACCATAAAATCCACAATTTTCGCCATATAATATACACACATTACCACCAACGGAAACATTATATGTCATCTTATCTAAAGTAAATTCTTTGTTTACGATAGTTCTTTCATATTGTTCCGCTTCTTCTTTATTGTCAAAAATACCTAGAATTTCTTGTTTGAATGCTTCTGGTCCATATTTTTCAATAGCAGCTTTTATTAATTTACCGGAACCCATATATCCATCTTTAAATATTGAACCAAATCCATAATACTCTTCTTTAATACCAAATTCGGGAATGGTGTGGAATCCTACATATATTTTGTTATTATTTAAGTTAGTTATCTGATATACAGTATATTGCTTATTCATAATAGTATCTCCTATGTCGAGGAAGTTACTATTATTTAGTATATTTTCAATCTCTGTATAATAAATATTTCCTTTATCTTCTATACAAACTTTAGCATCACTAGAAACACAAGAACGACCACGAAGACCAGATGATGTTGTTGCTCCTGTAAATATCTTAGATCCATTTTCTAATTCAACATCACCTTTATTCCAAACTTTTATTCCCTGTTGTAACCATAATGGCAAATATTCATACATAAATTCGTATCTAGATAATACTTCTCTAGCCGTTTCATCTTTATTTGCAACAATAGCTATTGTTTTATTAGCTTGAAATAATGTGTACCACAACACATAAGCAACAGTAGTTGTGGTATTATGCGATAATATTCCATTAGCATAATAAGTGTGTTTATCAGAATCAATGGATAAATCATACATATTATCAGAAAAACCAAGATTAGTAACTGATATTACTTTAGATATACCAATCTTGGTTTTGATATAATGATTTAAAGAATCTTTTGCAAATATTTCATTATCATTTTTATCAATAAGAATATGGGTGTCTGCACATTTAATCTCTAATCCATTTTCTAAAACAACAGAAAATACTTCATATTCTATAGTTTTATTAGATGAAATAATATCCACAAAACCATCTTCTGTCTCTATCTCCCAATCAGAAACAGAAAATGATTCTATGAATTTTTTATCTATTGAGTCAGAAAGTTTTTGCATTTATTAATAACTTCATTTTTATTTTTTAATATTTCTGATTCCCAAATTACTAATATTTCATAACCAGAATTTCTTGCTAAATTTAATTTAATTTCGTCTCTATCCCAAACTTCTTTTGCTGTCAATGCTTACAAATCTTTGTTACAGATCTCATGGAATTCTTTTGCACTAACATTATGTATTTCACCTGTTTTTTTGTTTCTAATGGCATAAACCGTACTTTCAGAGTGGCATTTGGAACTCTGTCTCGGCAACATCCCAATTACCATTCTATTATTGTGGATTGTTTCGATCAATTCCTTTTGAAAATCCCACATCTTAAAGGGCTGGATACCTTTATCTAGAGTAACAATTTGACAATAATTATCAATAAAATAGATTGGGTCTTCTGAACATTTCTTGAGTTCCAGGATTTGTTCCTGAGTATACTCAATATCCACCCCACATCTTTTTAGATTGTCATTACCATTATATGCCGTTACTGTTGCCATAACAAAGCCTTTATTTTATCAAGTTGGATTTTCTGAACTATTTTTCAATAATTTCATAAGGTGGTGGGTAGATCCGGTAAAGACAACTGCTTGATTAATGTTAAGTTCATTATTAGATTTATCTTTAGTTAATACCAGATCTTTTTTCTTTTTATGGATTTCCAGTAGATCTTTATTCATATCGGTAAGATTTTTCAGGAACACACTGGTAATTTCGAAGGCTCTAGGGACTTCTGATTGGGAAGCGATATTTAGCAGTTCATCGACTGCTTTATTACCTTTTAGAATTAATTCACGAATATTTTTGCGAGCAAATTCAGAATCAGAATCTATAATAGAAGTTTCTGGTGCAGGAACAAAGTTGTCATCTGAGACAGTTGGTAGATTAGTTTCTAATGGTTCTACATCAAAAATTTCAGATAGATTTTCATTTAATGATTTCAAAGTGTTTATTCAAATAATTAATGTAGAATAGAAGCAATTAGTTACCAGAAAGACTCTCACACTCTTCACTACCAAAGAGCATTGATACTCTTAGAAGTTCTATAGTTTCAGGAGATAATCGTTCTACACCTTTTTCATCTGCTAATTGTGCAATAACAAATTGCCAAGTATCGGGATCACGTTCTCTGATTATTGGTTCGAAATGGGTCATTAATGGAATTTCAGCATAAACATAATCATTGCGAACACTTTCCTCCGTAAATGTTAATGCTCCTCCGGCGTCAGGATCTATAATTGCAGCTAATTGATTAACTTCTGTTAGCATCTCTTTTGGAAATGCCACTGGTGTCCGGTCGGTCCAATTACTCATTTATATTTCTCCGTTTTTTTAATTTGATGTATATTCTATAATTTCTTCAGCAAATCCATATTCATCATCTGGTCCAGCATCTTCAGGATCAGGTTTAGTAATCATTCTAACAATTTTATAGGGGGCAGGAGATACTGATAAAACAGTATAAGAAGCATTAGAATAATCACCAATTAGAATATCCCCTGCTTGTAATTTAGCAGTTAATTCTCCAACAATAGCTAATCCTCTACTATCATTAGAAAAATAGATAATTCTACCAGCAATATTCTTTCTATTTAATACCCGAACAACTTCAGATGTGGTATAGACATGATGGCCATTAGCGAAATCTAAAGTTAATTCTTGAATAGTTTTATCACCAGATTCCATATAGATATCGGTGAAAGCTGCACCATAACCGCCGGTTCCATTAGGACCACCAACATCCGACCACATACCAATTAGACCTTGATTAGTATCTTGTTTAACTGGTGGCCAAATATAACCTTTTGCTGTAAAAGTTAAATCCCAGATAATTAATCTGGTTGACATCATATCCCCTTCATAATCAACTTCAGTAGAAACTGAATTGAGTATTACTGGCATATCATAAGTAGATCCCATTTCTGGAATAAAATCAATTTTTACTACATAATCAGGAGTAAAGAATGGTAATATCTGTTCAATAATTTGTGTGCCATCTTCAGTATTTCTGACATAAACAGATAAAGTAAAATCAAAATTATAAGGTACTGGTACGTATTGTCTTTTTAATCCATCTACAGAAGAATAGGTAAAATTCTGTAGAGTTGTTTGTTGTTTTCTTGATGTGTCATAAGTTAAGGCATCAAGATTAAATGATATTCTTGGAACCTGAGTGGCAATAGATTTTGTTAGAGTTGGATCTGAAAGTATTCTAGTAATATACTTTTCTTTTGATCCATAAACAATTGGTACTAACCAGGAATGATATTTATTAAGTGATTTATCATATCTAGCTACTGTAATATCATTAAAAATAGTTCCGAATCCAACTACAATTTTTCTGATTGTACCATTACGGAAATGTGGATTACCTAACATTTATGGTGTTCCGAATGGATTTATTTCTGAAAAATCTAGGATTAGATCAGATTCTTGTTGAATATCATAATTATTGATAACATCTTCAAAAGCAGAACTGGTCATTTCCATTTCAGAAACATTATTGGTTGACCAATTGGCATTAGAACTATATCCTTTTACATTAGCAGAAGTAAAGGAACCTTGGACTCTAATGATATCTAGATAATTGGAACCAGTGGAATAGATTATTGCTTTTGCTGTAGCTGCTGCTAAATTAGTTCCTTGATAAACAATTTCATTAGTAATAAAGTTTCCTGTTCCAGAGATAATATTAATTCTAGTTCTGGGATAATGATCAGCAATTTGTGTATCTACTTCTTCTACTCCAGTTGATATAATTTCACTAGAAAAGACAAATTGTTTAAGTTTTAGTGCATAAACATAAACATTACCACCACGACCTTTTCCTAAAGTATAGAACATTGCTTGGTCATTTTCATGTTCTACACTAGTGATTTCAAAGAAATTCTGAACTAGTGGAACATAAATTAAATCACCTTCTAATGGTCTAATTAGATTAGGAATAGAATCGGTAAATCTTCTTCTGGAAACTAAGAGTGATAATTCATCACGGATTTCTAATCCGAATTTTGAAATAAAATCTCCTTCACCATCCATACCAATAACATTTTCCAGATACATTTCTATTAGATGTGCTGATAGATATTCTTTTAGAGTATCTTCACCATAAATGTAATCTATAGAATTGCCGCTTTTTACTGTTCTTGGTAGATAATAAACATCCATACCAAATTGTTGAATGGATTCTATTAACAGTTCCTCTATTAATAGCTGCTCGCTAGTAAAATTAGCAGCAGGAAAATGATTGAAAAATGGATTAGTTGCCATTTATTTTTCTGTTGTAATGTAGATAAATGACATAATAAATTCAACCAATATTTATTTCCAATGGAAGTAAATTCAAATTACGAATTTCTTCTTCTAATTTATCAATTTCCTCAACTGCTTCATTATAAATTTCTTTACCATTTAGAGTAACGCCACCGGGCATTTGAACATTACCAAATTTCTTTAGATTCGATCCCCAATTATATTTAATTTTAGCAGTTGCATAAGCTTTTAGCCAGCGATCATTCCAAACATCAGAATTACCAATTACAGTCATGGTAACATTATTAGATGAAACTGCTGGAAAATCAGCTAAAGTAATTTCAGTAGGTGATTTAATTTGTCTAACTTGATAACCTTCAGTTCCAAAATGAATAATATCATCTTCAATAACTTCTTGATCAAAAATAGTTCCAGTACCAATTACGGTTTTGGTATTAGCATCAAGATTTACTGTTCCTGTTAGAGTAATGGTTTCTGGATCTAGATAACGATAACATTCAATGATTACATATTCACCAGGAGAAACATTTCTAGCCCAATCAATATCCAGAAATAATTTATTCATTCTCCTATTGAATCTAAATTGTGGTGTGCCAGAAAATAATAGATTTAGAGTTCTTATATGTTGCATAGTGATTTCGTATGACACATAAGAAACTGATGTAAAATCATAAAGATCATGCAGTCGTAATTGATATCTTAAATCAAACATATTGATAGAAGAATTGGAATCATCAAATGGCAATACTGCTGTTACAAAATTAATAGCATCTGGACAATAAATCCAACGTCTATTAATATCTGTTTGGGTAATTTGATGTTTCATGAAAACTCTTTCAGTACCATCATAATGTGATTGATGGAATAAAGCTAGAGCATCATCAACTCGATCTTTGATTTGTTCTGCTGATACATTAATTTGAATGACGGGATGACCTAATCGTCTTAAACAATAATCAGTGAATTGTTGTCTGGTTTTTATATTTGACATATTACTTAGCTTTGTAGAGAACCCATGAGTTATTTAGTACAACTCCAAAAGATAAAAGTGTTATGATAATCCAGAAATAAAGTGGTAATTGTGTATAGAAAATACTAAGAAATATTACAACTGCTGATTTGAAAATAATTAATGACGGTAGAATTCCAAATTTATCAAATAAAAATTTCATAATTGGATTCACTTCATTACCTTTATTGGTAGAAAGTGTAATATAAGTGGTAACAATATCAAAAATTTGTAGAATAATAAAAGCAAGTAAAAAGAAAATTGGATCAATCATGTTATTGTAATCTTTAGATATTTACAGTGTAATTTCGGAATGTTTATTAATTCAGACCCAATTTAGTGCGTTCTACGCGACCCCATTCACGGGCAACTTCAACATCGGTCTGATATTGGGTAATTGCTGCTACTCCAATTCCGGTACTCGCAATAACAGCATTTCCTGTTAAGGTTGGATCATAATCACTAAAAATTGTGGGACTAAATAAGCTCATTCGTTTCTCCTAAATTCTGGCATTCTTGACCGAATAACATAGCATTGCATAGTGATTCGATAATTTCTGGTGATAATGGTTCAACACCTTTTTCTGCGGCAAGATCAGCAACCACTGTTTTCCAAGTAGCCACATCACGATCACGGATAATCGGTACGAAATGTCCCATAAATGGAATTTCCGCGTAGACGTAATCGCCTTTGGTGTTATCCATACTGAATGCGTCTGCCCCCAACATCTGAATCTATAGTTGCCGCCAAGGTATTGGCGTCGGCCAGCATGGATTCTGGCCATGCGACGGGCAACCGCTCAGTCCAGTTGCTCATAGGTTGGTCCCCTTGTAATTCGGTGTCCAGTTGCGGGATTTCAGCGTAGCGACGGCAGCCATGAGGGTACTATTCGCCTGAATCGTCGCCAGGGTTGCCGCGCCATTGAGGGTAATGACGGTGCCCGTAGCCGGGGCGGACTTGCCGGAGGCGGCTATGGAAACCAGGATGTTCTGCACGGATTGCTCGGTGAGAGCGGTGCAGTTGTACCAGGCATTCGTAAAACAATCGTTGGCAATTAACGCAGGGTTCCAGGCGTCAAAGAAATTGGCTGGAAAGCTGGTGAGGGACGAGCAGTTCTGCCAGTTAGAGTTGAAAGTCGTCCCCAGTGCAGTATTGATTAGCGGAAAGCTGGTGAGGGACGAACAGCCATACCAGGTGCCGTAGAAACTCGTCCCCAGTGCAGTATTGATTAGCGGAAAGCTGGTGAGGGACGAACAGCCATACCAGGCATAGTTGAACATCGTCCCCAGTGCAGTATTGATTAGCGGAAAGCTGGTGAGGGACGAGCAGCCATACCAGGTGCTGTAGAAATTCGTCCCCAGTGCAGTATTGATTAGCGGAAAGCTGGTGAGGGACGAACAGCCATACCAGGCATAGTTGAAATTCGTCCCCAGTGCAGTATTGATTAGCGGAAAGCTG